TGCTTGATCAAGCTCAGAGCATTTTCTCACCAATCGTCACGATTGCCAAACAGTTTGATAACGTCGTTTCGGGATTCTCTGATACCATTTCCTATTTGTGGAAGCTGGTTGTTAAGTTTCCCGAAATTTCGTTACCTACTGTGTCCATCTTGTTGCTCAGACTCCTTAAGAATCTACTTCCTAAAATGGCGTATGATACCTTAAGGATTGCTCTAATTTTGGCTTTAACCGCCGGATTAGGGTTACACTTGAGCAATGTCATCAGCACTTTCTTCAGTGCTGTTGATAATGTCCAGGTTGTTGGCATACCTCACGAGCAATCCTTCTCTCTTGTTGACATTGTCACGCCTTTGACTTCTATCTATATGATGATGGGTGTTGATCCAAACAACAAAGGTGAACTTGTGAAGGCGATTAAGGATATCCCCCATTTTGCAAAAGGGGCGGGTATGTTTCTTGATGGTTTTATTACGTTTGCGGTCAAGTTGTCTTCGCTGGTGACCATCCGTAATGGTTGGTCCAATGACATCGCCTCGATTTTCAACACTGAGTATCGCGAGTGGTCACGTCGGGCAAATGCCATCATGGCTAACGCCAAGAATAATTGCCTTGACGTTTCCTCACTAGGTGTTGGCGAGATTGAAGTTGTCATTACCAATGGAACTTTACTTCACAAATCGCTGGTTGAACATAAGGAAACTCTACTGGCTGCTATGGTCCTAAAGAGCATTGGATCATTGGAAAATGTACTCGTTACTGTTCAGTCTATCCTTATGCAGGGTGGTAACGACAGACAAATGCCAGTGACCGCAGTTTTCAAAGGACTTCCAGGGATGGGAAAGACCGTAGCTGCATCACTTCTCGGCGAAAATGTCCTCGATATCTTGCTCAAGGACTACCCGGAAGTATACAGGGAGTTTAAGGATAACCCTGATGACTTTATTCTCTGCAAGTCAAAGGACCCGTGGTTTGATGAATTGACTCCTAAAAAGCGCGTCATAATTTTTGATGATTTTGCATCGATGCGAACTCAGACACAGGATGATGCAGCTTGGCCCCAGCTAATCGATGCCTGCAACACCTCACGGAAAACTGTGCCCGTTGCTGATCTTAACAAGAAGGGTTTGATACGGTTTAACCAGCTTGTTACATTGATCACAACCAACGACACTAACGTTAATGACCCGCTGCTTGTTAGTGTAGACGCTGTCGCGTCGAGAATTCACTTTGTATTTACCGTTTCTGTCAAAGGTCCTAAGTACAGTGGTGTTTCCCTACGTGATGCCAAACCTAACGAGTTAGATGTTAGTCTGTGGTCGTTTTCCCTCAATCTTATTGACTCACAAGGTGTTTTCCATGATATGGGCATTGAGTGTGATTACTTTGACGTTCTCACGCTCCTCGTACACCAGGCCCGAGTCAACGAGAAAATGTACCACGAGCGTCGGAAGGCGGGACCCAATCTTTACTCTCAATCACATGAACGTGTTGCGAAGAGCGTAATACCACACGTGTTTGAGATGTTAAGAAAGGATGCCGATAAGGCACCGAAGCCCGAAGAGTTCATATCCATGGCTCAGAATATCAAGGAGATGTACCGTAAATCGTTGCCTGAGGAGCGTCTTGAGATGATCGAGAATGGTCTCCTCACACAGGAAATTGCCGACGGTCTAGCCCATGATCAAGGCTTACGACTGTTGATGTTCTCGATTTTGGGGTTTCTAGTGCCGAAACGCCTGGATCCTCGAGGGTCACGCGGACCACGGTCGCTAACTCACTGTCCATTGGCACTTTCCCAGAGACCTGTACAGAACCTGAGCGCATGGTTGTTAGGGCTGGTGCCTTGGCTTCTACCTCCTTCCCTTCTTTCTCCGTGAACGGTTTCATGCTCACGTTGGAAGGCGAAGCTGGTCTTTTTAAGCAAAGGTTGTTGGGAACTTACGTCCCCATACCATACGTTATGAGCAAGATTGGTGCAAGGATTACCAACGCTCAAAAGACAAGGTCGGTCTCCTTTTCGTGTAAACCCGGAGCGTTCATAGGGAGAGTCGCTAATTTCTTGCTTGAGAAAGCGGGACTTATTAGAGATCTCCCTTCGTACCAGAGGTGTGTCCATCATTTCCACCTTTCCGAAAAAGATTTGATCAACAAACTTGTTGAAGAACTTCAAACCAGTCAAAAGTATGCAACGATCATTGCTCAGAACTTCTCGGCATTTAAGAGGTCGTTGTACACTGGGATTGGAGATGGTGTTAGAATTTTGAACAACATCGTTGTTGGCGTTCAAGCGAGCTTCGTTGAATGTGTTTCGAGTGCCTTCCAGACTTGCTCTGATGTCTTGGCAAGAGGCGCCAAACACTTCACTGATTTTGTGGCCGAACATTACGGTGTCCTCATGACAGCTCTTGGGGTCGTCGCTGGAATAGTCTCCCTCTATTCCATGTTTGCAGGGTCTGGTTCCAAGCTTTACGCTGATGAACAAGATTCCTCTGCAAATAGGACCTTATACATGCGACGCACCCTCAAAAATCAAAAAGAACGTAGAACTCTCGGGACAGGCCAGAGGGCGCAGCAGCAAGACCTCGCCCCCAACATCGAGGATATTGCCGATAAGGTTGTTAAGAATATGTGGT